ACGCCTTCATGCCGTCCTCGATACCTGCGGCCATGCGCTGTAGCTCGGCCTCGACCTCTTCCGAAGTCGCTCCGGATATCTGCGCATTCACAATCACGCTGATCTCGAAGTTCTCTTCACGGCTTCGGTTGGTCACCCATTGCGAATCGGGCCACATCACCTCGCCCACGAACACCCAACGGCGCTCGGGGTTCCTGGTTGGATAGCCCCAGGTGACTTGATAGCCAGCAAGGGCCGGAAGGGCTTTGATCATGTCCCGTAGGGCGGCCTTCGCGGCGAAAGCGTTCGTACTCACCGCGCGGCCCCCAACACGTCATAGAAAATCCGGTACTTGTACCGGGTAAGGGCGGCGTCGACATCAGGAATGCCAGTCTCGTAGCCGTTCCGCCCGGGGGTGGCCAGAGTGAAGTTCCCGCCCTCGGCCGCAACGAAGGCCGTAGCCCGGTCCGGGATACCGCTTCTTTCGGCAGTCAGGAGAGAGCGAAGCCGCAGAAGCCCGGCCCGCTTCACGTCCTCGGGGGCCTGGGGGAAGCCGTAGGTGAAGGTGACCGTGTACCGATCGCCATCTCTCAGGTCATAGGGAGCCCGTACGAAGCCCGAGGGCTCAACGGCCCAACCCGCCATGTCGACAGCCCCCGAGGGGCCGCTAACGGCCACCAGGGCGGCCACATCGAAGTAGCCCAGGAACACGGTTGCCGTGTCGTCTGCCTCGACCTCGACGCGTGCCGTACGCGGCACGAACGACCGACCAGTGATCCGCTCGAACTCGTCCTCAACTACCTCGCGGTAGTGCTTCACTTCGGCCGTGGGGAACCGCGTCACGTCCGCTAGGTCCATGTCGGACCCGCGGGCTTCGGGGATGGTGAACAGGAACGCGCCGACGACCTCGAACCGGTCCCGGTCCGTGGCCGAAGTGCCGGCCTGCCAAGAGACCGTGTAAACGCCCTCCGGCTGCGCCGGAAGGGTGGCCGACCACTCCGTCCCCGAGCTGGTCGCCGAACCCGTGTAAACGGTGGCCCCGAGAGCATCCCGCACGGTCACTGTCACGGCAGGGACGACCATGGGCGACTCGTCGTCAAGGAAGGTATGCCGCAAGGTCACGGCCCTACCGCTTAGAAACCGCACAACGCCCCCTTACGCGGCCTTTCGCGGCCTACCGGGGCCGCGCTTCTCAGGGGCCGCAGATACGGCCGTCTCGCGCGTCTCAGCGGCCTTCTCGGCCACGACTTCCGCGCGCTTATCGTTCAGAAGCGACACGGCCAGTCCCGAAGGAAGCTCGACCACATCGCCAACACTCGGGAAAGGCTCTCCATCGAGAAGCCCGGTCCCGTTCTCAAGAATTCGAACCTTCACGAACATGCCTCCAAGGCAGGACCGGCCCGGCCCCCGAAGGGGCCGAGCCGAGGACCATTACGCGGTAACGGTCAGAGCCTTGACGGAAGCCAGGTCGAACAGGTCGCCGCTGCCCCTCCACGAAACCTTGAAAGCGACAACGTCACGGTCATAGCCGTACTCGTCGGAGCGCACGACTCGCAGGTTCTTAACCTGCCGAATCAGGTACTTCGAAGGGTCGCCGTAAACGAGAACCTTCGCACCGGCACCAGAAGTGACAATATTCGGGTCCGTCATAATCGACGTGCCGAGAATGGTGTCCGGCGCACCCGCCTGGAGCGAAGGCTGCCAGATGTAGTTACCGGTCGTGTCCTTCAGCTTTCGGAGCGACTGAACCGCAGAATCCGAAGTCATGAAGACCGCGTTCTTCCGGTACGGGCGCAGAATGCTGTGCTGAAGGTCGATCAGGTTGTCAGTGGTAACGCCGGCCAAGTTCGCCGCGTTGACCGCACCCGTAGAGCGGGTGATCCAGCCCCAAGGCTTACCAGTGCCGTTGCCGACCATGAGATCAGCCATGACCTTATCGGCGACAGCCTCGCCCGCGTCCTGGGCGAGAATGCCGAGAATGTCGAGCTGCGAGTCATCGATAATTTCGTTCGTCGCCTCGACGATCACGCCGTACTTATAGGCGCCGACGCTGGTCTTCGACCAGCTCTCGTCACTCTTGCCGTACGCGGTGTTCTCGGAAACCTGCGCAGCGGTCGGGCGGCCATTCTTGACCGGCCACTCCATCGTTTCGCCGGAACCCGTAGTCAGGAGTCGAGCCTTCGAGAAAAAATCGGACCGAACGCGCATGGCCTCGATAACCTGCGCAACAAAGGTGTTGCTGTAGGTGTTACCGGCATTCGCGGCAGTGCCGGAAGTCGCCGTTCGAAGGTCAAAGTCGACGCCCGCAACCTCACCGCGGGCAAGAGCGCGAAGCTCGGCGGCCTCGTCACGCTCACCGGAACGGCCCTCCGGGGCACCAGGCACGACCAGGCCGCCCGCGCGCTCCGCCAGGGAGCGAACCTCTCGCTCACGCTCGCCACGCTCGACCGCGTCTCGGGCCTCGGCCTCCAGTCGAGTCACGTCACGGTCGATGCGCTCGACACGCTCGCGCTTCTCGGCGTCGGAAAGGGTCGAGTCACCCTCGACAGAACGAAGCTCGGTAACCAGCTTCATGCGCTCTTCGAGCGCGGCATTCGCCATTGCAGCAAAATCCATGAGTATTCCCAATACTAGTTTCGAGGCAAAAAAAGAGAGCGACGCAGGGCCGCGAGAGCTGCCACCGGATCGGTAGGCAGGTCATACCGAGGAAGGCCGGTCCGCGCTTCATCTAGCGCCGGAAGCTCGACCTCACCCCGGATAGCGGCCCGGATCGCATCCGGCGAATCCAGCCGCCCAACAGGAATGCCGCGCTGTTCCGCAAGGGAGGCAAGAGCACGGGAGCCGACACCGGAAGTGGAGTCGGTGTAAGCCGGGTAAGTAACCGGCGAAACGTCGAACAGAGAAATACTGTTCAGCGTGCGAAGTGGGAAGCCGTCCGCATCCTCGGCCCAAGAATCGCCACCAGGCGCAGTCTTAAAGCCGAAAGAGCTTTGCGAAACGTCGCCGCGCTCCATAGCCGTAGCCAGGTCACGCGCATAAGTCGTGTCCGGCATATCGACTTCGTAATGCAGGCCCGTAGAGTCCTCGGAGAGACGAAGCGTGCCGCTTCGGTTCCGGCCGAGAATCAAGTTCGGGTCATGATTGAAAAGGGCGCGGATGTCATCCCGCCCGATGCTTTCCGAGGTCGACCCCTGGGCGACCAGCTCGCGAAAGCCGCCGAGGTTCTGAGAACGTGCGTCCCACTTCAGGGCGTAGCCGTAGAAGTTGAAGGAACTTCCCTCGGAGCGAACCTCAAATTCCGTAGGGACCGCCCTACGTTCCATCTGCATTCTTGTTCCCCTGATCCGTTACGTTCGGGTCTTGTGTATTCGGGTCCGCGTTCGGATCAATCGGGAGAGCCGGCGGGGGCGCCTGGGGCGCCTTCGGTTCGGGCTTCGGCTTGTCTTCGTCGCCGACCACGCCGAGATTCAGCGGCCGGTAGAACTTCTGGCCGAGCTTCTTCGGGAGCGGCGCCATGTCCTCCATGGCGCGGATCTCGTCCGCGTTCAGGAACCCGTTATTCAGGGCCGTCTGATACGACTCGTAACGGTCCTTCGTCTTCGCCCTCAATCTCGCGTCGACGTTGAAGCGGATGTACTGAAGGCCAGGCAGAAGGAACGTGCTAACCGATTGCTCGATTCGCACAATCCACGGCATGAGCGTTTGGTCTACGAAGAACTTGTTCTGTTCCTCAATACCGGTTCCCCAGGTCGAGCTAACCGACGAGTCGACCAGATACGCGGGCACGCGATACAGAAGGGCAATCTCGGCCTTCTGGAATCGGCGCGTCTCCAAGAATTGGGCCTGTTCCGGCGAAAGCGTGATCGGCTTGAAGGTCGCACCACCGGTCAGAACACCGACCGAATGACTGTTCTTCACTCCGGCATGGGTTTTCCGGAACATATCCCGCAAGAGCTTCGCTTCATCCGGCCGAGGGGCCCCCGGATGCTCGATGACGCCGGCCATCGTGGTTCCCTGCTCAAAGAACCTCGAACCGAATTCCTCGGCAGTAAGACCGAGACCGATAGCCTCTCGGGCCGTGTCGATAGGCGACAGGCCGCGGCTCACACCCGGAACCGTGAAGGCCGGAATGTGCAGGATTTGAGACCCGTCGTACTGGCCTTGAATGTTTCCCTTATCGTCGGAAACCTCGTAACGGTTATCCCCGAAGGGGCCGTCAAGGATCTGAACGTTTCCAGGGTGCAGGCAGTAGAGGTTCTGGATATCGCCACGGTCATTCCGGGCCGTATAGATGAACGCGTTACCGTCCGACAGAAGACTGATGACCACCCGAAACCAGAACTCGTAAGAGGTCTGGTACATGTTCGGTTGCTTCACCCATCGGGGCGACCGATCGAAGTACTCCTTACGGCCGCTAATCGTCGTGTAGTGGTCCACCGGAAGCGATGCGACAGCATCGCCGATCAAGGACTGACAGGCGTAAACCGCGACCATCTGAAGAGAGCTTCGGCGGCTTACCTTTCTGCCCGAAGACGTCCGATAGAACGCCGACGACTCGACGTCTCGATCCCAATCGGAAGCCAGGCCGCCGAGGGTGGCGCGTATCTCGCCGATGCGTGTAAACAGGCTCACGACCGCTTACCCCCGTGGTCCGTGGCGTACCCGATAAGCCCGAGGCACACGGCCACCGCGAAGTGCCCAAGAGGGCGCGCAACGTCATAGGCCGCCGCAGCAACAAAGCCGAGGGAACCAACCTGAAAGACGTTCGGGACAAAGGAAGACGCGACAGAACGGAGGGAGCGGCCCAGGTTGGGCCGATCCATGTATCTCCTAATCGTCGTCAGGGAAGAAGTAGGCTTCCCGTTCCTCCTGCCTGGTGGCAGGAGTAAGAAGGGCTTCTAGCTCAGCGTCCGAATACTCTTCGTTGAAGTTGAAGAAGGTCACATGCGCTTCTTCGTCAGCCGGAAGAGCCGTAAGGAAGAACGCGTTAGCGAGAGCGGCAATGCCGTCGATCTTCTCGCCCGACTTCGCCTTAGAAGGCTTCACCAAACCGTCTCCGGTCACGTCAAGCTCGACGTTATCCGCCATCCACCGAAGCACCGGATGACCGCCGTGGTGCAGCCCACGGGCCGCTAGGGCGGACTCAATCGCCTTACACGGGTCATTGAGCCTGGCCGCTGATTGCGGCACCTTCACGGCCGCCAGGCCGTGTTCCTCAAGCTCGTTGACAAGCTGAGTCGCGTTCCACGGGTCATAGCCGAAGAAGCGAATCCGGAAGTCTTCAGCGTCCTTCGCGATGTGCCGGAAGATTGCCTTGAAGTCGGTTGTCGGGCCCTCGGTCACAGTGAGGAAACCCTCACGCTCCCAGACCTCGAACGAAGACTTCATGTTCGACCGCTTCTCGACAGCCGGCCGAGGCACCCAGAAATGGGGAAGCACCGTCCAGCCTTCGGCGTCCGGGTCCGTAGGACTACCGGGGAAGAGCAGAAGCCACGCGTTAAAGTCGCCCGTAGCAGCCAGGTCGATTCCGCCAACACAGGTACGGCCCTTCAGCCGGTCCCGGTCGACCTTCGGCGAACCGTTCTCGTCCCATAGGTGCATGTCCAGCCACCTGTTCGCCTGAGACACCCACTGATTCAGGCGGAAGACTCGGAAGCTGTTCTGAGCCGTAGGCTTCTCGGCCGCCTCCATGGCTTCGGCCCTCAAGTTGTTGATGTTCAGGAACGACCCGAGAGCGGGATTCGCGAGATACCAGCCCGTTCCCCGAGGATGCTCGGCCGAGGGCGGTTTGCCTTCGTCCTTCCAATCCCAGTCGTCGGGAACGTTGCGTGCGAAAACAAATCGCGCGGGGTCTAGGTTTTGTTCCTCGCGAACACGAAGAGAATGTTCGTGCTCTTCAAGGGCGAATGCCGCCGTGCGGTAAGCCGCGGTGGTCGCAGCAATCATGATCGGCTGTCGACGGGTACCGAAGCCCTGTCGCATGCTGTCCCAGAGGTGCCG